AAAAGCTTATAGGTTCAAATTCTCTTCGTGAGCCACCCAAGCCTAAATGACTTGGGCTTCCTGCTTCGTCGAACCTTGCGAACTGATCAAACAATCAGCTCGTCTTACGAGCTCTCCACAGGCTTTTGTTAACATTCGGCAGCTCCTGCCGTAGCTTGTTCTAAAATATTTTTTGCTGCGTTGATGTCTCTATATGTATTCCACTCCGGTACCATCAGCCTTGCTTATAGGCCCTCCTTTTTTAGAGTTGACGGATAGGGTTGTCGATGCCCCTGTTTGTCTCCCCTCTGATAAGTGTTTGTATTTGCTCTTGTCAGTATCCTCCGCCGCCCATTGTTGCCGTTTTGCACCTGGACTCGTTGCCGGTGTCGGTGTACCCGGTGCGGGGCAGACTATTTAAGGCCGAACAGCGGCCTTATCTTTTCCGTTTCTTTTTCAACCCACAAGACCGGGTCTGTCCCCGTAAGGACCCCCAGTTTTTTTGCCAGCCGCCATGACGGCCTAGCAATATCCTCTGGGTTTAAAATCCTGCTCAACATGCCGACTGTGATGCCGGCTTGTCGAGATATATTTGTTTGTGTGTGCTTTTTCATGTTTTTGATCAAACCACTTTTACAAAACCTTGTCAACAGATTTTTTAATTTTTTTAAAGTCTATATCTAAGGACGAAGCCAGCACAAAAAGTTTTTTCAAAAAAAACAAAAAACCGGGTCCAGGGCATGATCAAAACAGGCAGGTTTCCGGCACAGAAAATCAGCGGAGTTTGGCTGATCGATCCTACCGACCTGACAACGGTTAAACACCGTCGGCCTGGTAGGCCCCCAAAAAAATCTTGACAACCCCGGCCTGATATGACACGATAAAAGCTGTCGATGTCCCTATCTGTTTCCCCTCCGGGGAGGTAAGATGGAAAAACAATTTGTCAAAATAGTAAAAAGCCCGCAGGAGAGATGTTATTTCTTTGCGGGCTTTTTCTTTCTTGGCCCTGCCGCGCTATGCATGGGGCCACACGAACAGTTCGCCTTGGCTCTCGCATGGATTCCCTGGGTCCATCGGGGTGGAGGTGCCCGGTGAAGTATATGGATTTTATTGCCAAAAAGAGATCCAGCATTCGCAATGTTGGGTTCCAACCAGGTGACACCAACTCTATGCTTTTCCCATTCCAGAGAGACCTCGTAAAATGGGCGGTCAAGAAAGGCAAGGCCGCTATATGGGCCGGAACGGGCCTCGGAAAAACATTTATGCAATTATCGTGGGCGCAGCAGGTGGCACGGTATTCCAGCAAGCCCGCTTTGATTCTTGCACCCTTGGCAGTATCGGCACAAACGATAGATGAAGCCAAAAAAATTGACATTGAGGTTTCAAGATATGGTTCCGGCCAAATCCAAATTGCAAACTATGAGCAACTGCACAACATAGACTGTTCCCAATTTGCCGGGATCGTCTTGGATGAATGCTTCCCTTGTGACACTCCAATAGAGTGTTTTAATATTGACAACTCTTTAGTATTGAAGTATATAAAAGATGTTGTGCCTGGAGATAAAATATTAAACGCTCAAGGAGAAGATTATGTTAAGGAAGTCTATAAGAGAGAAATCAACAGGGCGGTTCAAGTCTGTATTAACGGGAAAAAAATTACCTGTAGCGAAAATCACCCATTCTTTACCGTGCATGGATGGAAATCCGCACAAGATTTACAACCCGGAGATTACATCTTGGCAACAAGAGCGGCAATGCGCTTGGTGTGGGGTGATATTCAAGCCGAAATATGTAGCGAACAAGCATGCCAGGTTTTGCGGGAAATCTTGCTCAGCGAAATGGAGGATGTCTCACCCGGAACACAAAAAAAAGGTGCATACAAAAAAAACGCATGCGAAGATTGGCAGGAAGGTATCAATATGGAGAAGATCATCGGACCCTGTGGCCATAAAGGAAATGCAACGAATAACAAACCTGAATCCTATGCAAAACCCATCGACGAGAGCAAAGGTTTCTGCCACATTACAAAAAATGAAACACAAACCTTCCGTGCGTGGGGGCAATGGAATGGGGATGACACTGCCTCAGCAATTAATGATGGATGTGTTATCAGGAAATTGGATTGTGGAATGTGTTATATCACTGGGAAAACGGAAACCAGGTTTTCCGACATGCTACAAAGTAGACTTAGGAAATCCAGACTTGAAAATAGCTATCGAGGTGGACGGAAGGTCTCATTTTTCAAGAAAGGAACTGGACGGAAAGAAAGACAAAATGCTGGCTTCATTAGGGTGGAAAGTGTTGAGGTTTTGGAACAAGGACATCCTGAATTGGAAAAATACAGGGATGGCACCGGAGTCATGTATTTCTACGACATTAAGGCTGAACGGCATCCGTCTTTCAGTGTGAATGGATTGCTGGTGCATAATTCCAGCATTCTGAAAAACTTTGCAGGAAAATTCCGTAACCAAATAATAAATTCTTTTTACAACACACCCTATAAATTATGTTGCTCAGCCACGCCATCTCCGAACGACTACACAGAAATAGGCAACCATGCTGAATTTTTAAATGTTTGCTCCAGATCCGAGATGTTAGCAACATATTTTATACATGATTCAGGGTCCACCCAAAAATGGCGCTTGAAAGGTCACGCAGTAGATGAGTTTTTTGAGTGGGTATCAACATGGGCTGTGATGATCAATAAACCATCAGATATAGGTTATGACAACGGTGGGTTTGACCTCCCTCCTATTAATTATTATCAGCATACCGTCAAATCTAAAATAGACGACGGCCACCTTTTCCCCCAAATGGCATCAACGTTATCAGAGCGCAGGAATGCCAGGAGAGAGAGTCTTGATGAAAGGTGCAGGCTTGCCGCAGAGATAAGCACAGGCTCAAAAGATCCGTGGCTATATTGGTGCGACCTTAATCAGGAAAGCGACTATCTAGAAAAGTATGTTGAAAATTCTGTTGAGATAAAAGGGTCAGATAAAAACGAAATAAAAGAATCTATGTTAATTGGATTTTCAAATGGAAAGCATCAAAAGATTATAACAAAACCAAAAATCGCACAGTTCGGGATGAACTGGCAGCATTGCAACAATATGGTTTTCGTTGGGCTGTCAGATTCATTTGAGGCTTTTTACCAGGCAGTGAGGCGGTGCTGGAGGTTTGGGCAAAAAAACCCTGTAAACGTCCACATTGTTATCTCTGAGAAAGAGGGGAACGTTGTTGATAATATCAAAGCAAAAGAGTTTGCAGCAAAAGAAATGCAAATGCAAATGGTAAAACATATGGCAAATTTATCTATGGCAGAAATCAACAACACCGAAAAAACGACAATAAAATACGAATCGAAAAAAGAAATGGAGGTACCAAATTGGTTATTGAACAACAATCTGGCAAAAATTGGATGATGTATAACGGTGATTGCGTTGAAGTGTTAAGTGGACTGCCAGACGATAGCGTGGGGTATTCGATCTTCAGTCCTCCTTTTAGTTCGCTGTATACGTATTCTAACAGCGAGCGTGACCTTGGCAACTGCAAAACAGACCAGGAATTTATAGACCATTTCAGGTTTGTGGCGAATGAACTTTTCCGGGTGATTATGCCGGGCCGCCTTGTGTCCATACACTGCATGTTAATCCCTGCCATGAAAGAACGGGACGGATATATTGGCCTGAAAGATTTCAGGGGAGACATTATCCGGCTGTTCCAGGATGTCGGATTCATCTTTCACGGTGAGGTGACAATCTGGAAAGATCCGCTTGTGGAGGCCACCAGAACAAAGGCCCTGGGCTTGATGCACAAACAGCTATGCAAGGACTCGTCTATGTGCCGCCAAGGGCTGCCGGATTATGTAGTGACAATGCGAAAGCCTGGAGAAAACCCGGACATGATTTCACATCCTGCTGGATTGACCTGCTATGCTGGTTCAGACGAAGTTAAGAAAGGCAATTATTCCCATGAGGTTTGGCGCAAATATGCAAGCCCGATATGGTTTGATATTCGACAAACAAATACATTAAACAAAGCGGGTGCCAGAGAAGAAAAAGACGAGCGGCATATCTGCCCGTTGCAGTTGGACGTTATCGAAAGGTGCCTGACGCTTTGGAGCAAAGAAGATGACACAGTATTAAGCCCGTTTGCCGGTATCGGGTCCGAGGGATACCAAGCAGTTAAAATGAACCGGCGGTTTGTCGGGGTTGAATTAAAAGCGTCCTATTTCGACTGCGCTGTCAAAAACATAACAAAAGCCGAATCCACACATGAACAATTGAGTTTATTCGATATGGAGGGCCAGGAATCATGATCACCTATTTAGCATCCCCCTATACATCAGATCACCAGCCCACATGCCATGAGAGATACCACCTCGCCTGCAAAGCCGCGGCCATCCTTATGCAGCAGGGGCATGTGGTGTTTTCACCGATTGCACACAGTCACGGCATTGCCCGGTTTATCATTGATCATACCCATGCTCTTTGGATGACCCAAGACCTTCCTTTCCTGGATTTTGCGGCAAAAATGGTTGTTATGATGCTGCCCGGATGGGAAGAGTCTATGGGGATCAAACAAGAAATTAAGTATGCCAGGGATAAAGGTATCCCGGTTGAATACATAACCCTGGATGACTTGCAAAGCACGAGCGAATCATAAAGCTCGTCTTGATCAGTAAATAACCCTCAGCCTCCCCGACCTCCTTGCGTTTGTGCCCGCCCAAGCGTTACGTCGGTCCTCGATCCGGGGAAGGCTTCATCATTACGGCAA